AAGGAAGGAGAAAAAGAGGGCGCTGTAGATGAAGACAACCTCTTCGGCGAACACACCCCGCTCAATTTGGCCACCAAGTTGTATTACATGTTGTTGAGAGCGAAAAACGCCCGCATTGTATTATTATCTGGAACTCCGGTTATCAATTATCCTAACGAGTTCGCCATTATGTTTAATATTCTGCGAGGTTATATCAAAACATGGAAAATTCCACTGGTTATTAAAACCGCCAACAAGATTGATAAACAGGCGCTTAATAACATGTTACTTGGTGAGAAGTCGCTTGACTATTTGGACTACTCCCCTACCAGCAAAACGCTAACTATTACGCGAAACCCGTTTGGATTTAAAAATAAGGTTAAAAAGGGTACCGGATATCAGGGGGTAACCAATGTCAAGAAGGACGAAATTGGCGATGCTGTAATGGACACAGAGTTCACCTCTGACGACGACTTTGAGAGAAAAATAATCAGTATTTTAAAGCGAAATGACATTGATATTGTTCCGCAGGGGGTCCGCGTCGTTAATAAAAAGGCGCTCCCAGATGACTTGACCACATTCTTGAATAACTACATTAATGATAGCGACAAGAAACTTAAAAACGTTGACGCGTTAAAGCGAAGAATCATAGGCTTGTCCTCCTATTTTAGAAGTGCACAGGAGGGATTGCTCCCTCGGTATAGTAAACAACTCGGTGTTGATTATCACATAATCAGAATACCAATGAGCGATACACAATTTCGCATATACGAGGGTGCTCGTAAGGAGGAGAGAGAATATGAAAAGAAGAAGAAGGTACCTTCCGATACTGCTGATTTGTTTGAGGAAAAGGCGTCTACCTATCGTATATTCTCCCGTTTATTCTGCAATTTTATAATGCCTGATAGGCCTGTTCCGTTCAGTAAGAGGAAAAAGGAGGGCGAGGAAGAGGTCAAAGAGGGTGAAGCAAACGACATGGCACGTATAATTACTGAGGGCGCGCGCGTTGAAGCGACACAAGACGTTGAGGACGAACGAGAGGGTGAAATTGAAGGCGATGAAATTCTTGAAGCGGTCGGCGGCATTTCCTACAAGGAGCGACTTGAAGCTGCCATAAAAAATATCAAGGAACATTCCGATGACTTTTTGACTCCCGAAGCGCTTCAAACTTATAGCCCAAAATTCCTGCACATGTTAGAAAATATTCAAGATGAGGACAATCAAGGCTTACACCTGGTGTATAGTCAATTTAGAACCGCCGAAGGAATAGGCATTTTTAGCATGGTTCTTGAAAAGAACGGGTTCGCCCGGTTCCGGATTAAGAAGACACCGCTAAATGTGTGGGAAATTGATATACCCGATGTAGATGCAGGAAAACCAACCTATGCATTATATACCGGAACCGAAAGCAGCGAAGAAAAGGAAATATTGCGACATATCTATAATGGCGAATGGGGTCAGATCCCCGAAAGCATTGGTAGTGTATTAAAAGCGAAATACCATAACAATAATATGGGTGAGGTTATCAAGGTCTTCATGATTACATCGTCTGGTTCAGAAGGTATTAACTTGCGAAACACGCGGTTCGTTCATATTATGGAACCCTATTGGCATCCGGTACGCTCAGAACAGGTTATTGGCCGTGCAAGACGTATTTGCAGTCACAAGGACCTACCACCAGCTCTGCAAACCGTTGAGGTTTTCATATACCTTATGATATTCTCGGAACCACAGTTAAAGTCAGACGAGGCGATTGAATTAAAGAGAAAGGATTTGAGCAAGGCGATACCCAAGGTTCCCATTACAAGCGACCAATACCTGTTTGAAATCTCGGAAATCAAGGCAGGGCTGACAGCCCAGCTTACTGACGCGGTTAAGGAGTCATCGTTTGACTGCTATATTTACTCAAATGGTAAATGTGTAAACTTCGGCGATCCCTCGAACGATAAGTTTGCCTACGTACCCGGATTTACTGAACAGCAAAACGACTCGACTGTGCGTGCAAACAAAATGGCAATTGAGTGGGTCGGCAAACCAATTACGATTAATGGAGTCGAATATATATATAGACGGATCAGCAAGGATGTTTTGGATCTTTATGATATGGAGATTTATAAGCGAGCACAACTGGATGGCTCTATTGCGCCGTTAAAGGTCGGAACATATGAGATTAATGAGAAGGGAGAGAGAGTTGTAAAATTGGGCGGCCTCATTTAGCCGACATTAGTAACTCTATTAGTGTATCCATTTTAGCAGCTAATGCTGCAATTTGCCTCTCCACATTGGCGAGTCTGTCTTCTTGTGGGGCCTCATGTAATGAAAGTTGTATGTTATTTTGTGCGGCAGGTTCAGGTCCGACTCGTTTCAGCTTTTTAAAAATATTGGTCTCCAAGTCGTCGTCAGTCGAGTCTAAATTAGTTGCCGATATTTCCTTGTTTGCCCCCCATGTCACATTTTTCTTTCCTCCCTCGCTACCAATTGGTTCGTCTAAGTTTAAGAACTTAAACCTCGATGCGGTACTCGTTGTGTCCTGCTGGGTGGGAAATTTATCAGTTTTGACAGACGTTTCTTGCGGTTTTAACCAATTACTCGTTTGATTTATATCTGATGTATAATTGCGGTTAATCTGTTCAACCTCATAGTTTCTTTTAGCCGTCATCTCCTTAATTAGCCTGTCCATCCCTTCTATTGGCTTGTCCTCAACTTTATCAGTGAAATCTGGAGCCTGCGGGGCAGTCAGGGTCATTGTGCGGGTAAACTCATCCTGACGTCGGCTTAAATCCTTTTCAAATTGCGATTGGCGGTCCGTTTGGATCTCTTCATATGTGATTAATTCTTTTGGAGTCGGCTCGTCGGATATTTTGATCTTGTTTGGCATTTGCGGGACAAAGTGCTGTTTAATGTGAGCCAGAATCAAAATGATGTACTTTTTATTCATGTCAACCAAATTGGTTGTTTTTGTTTTTTCCGTCTCAAAAAACCCCCTGACATTGTTCAGAAAAACCTGTGATATTTTGGATTGAGAATCCTTTGGTAAAAATTTGAAAATCTCTTCATCGCTAATTACTTCCCATAATGTTGAAATATTATCCTGATGCAAGAAGCCTGAAATATTCATTAATATATAACTACATATTGTTGTATTTATATATTTTTTAGAGTGAATCGTTAAAATAAATATGTCTGAACTTGTTCATATAGTCGTCTTTTAGTATGTGCGTTTTTAAATAGTGCCCGGTCAGTTTATCTTCAAGCATGTGCACAATAAAATAGAGAGAATATATACCACACTCAGTATTGCCATATTGATGTTCAATTCCCTCATTACTATCAAATTTAAAGTTAATTGGGGGAGACATCTCCAACCCCTGCTTCTTTAATCGGTCTACCAATGCCATAATTTGCGGCATAGGCTTGTCGCCGGTGCTATCATAGAAGAAAATCTTCTTCTTTTTAATATTAATAAACATTGAAATCCAGTGTTGACCAGGTTTGTCGTGCGGATCTGTATTAAATATAATACCAATCTTCGTTTTCCCTCGCTGAAGCTGGTGGCTGATACTTAGATTGCATAATTCGTCCCACACGCATTCGCCGTACAACTTCCTTGTATCAAAATCAATCGGGCTCGGGCCAATAAAATCAAAGCATTTATATGCCTTTTCATATTGTTTCATAACGTTCATAATATCTATGCTTGATAACCACTCATTTGGGTTTTTCTTCCACTCAGTAGGGGACTCGGGTGCAAATGAATCAGCCATATCGCTTTCAACTGGACCAAAAACGGCCCGCTGTCTAATCCAGCACGACTCCTTATTACACACGCCGCTCAAATACTGTGCTATTTGGTGATGAATTTCCTTAGGAGAAGTCGAAGTGATCTTCGCATCTGGATGGCGAGCATTCCACAAGTCGCGTAATTTATACAGCGATTTATTTGTATAACATGAAAACTGATTTATCTCACCTTTTGGCTTAGGACTGCAATTTACCTTTGCTAATTTGGCTGTTTTATTATGTTTTAGACCCCGCCCTCTTTGAATGGTCCTCTTTCGTGCATGTGTTCTCATTTTTCTTCGTTGTGTGTGTACCCTCATAAATAATACTGATATTATTCTTTTTTAAGCCCCTTCGTTTTTAACTCGGGATTATGCAAGTTAATATCTTTCTGTTGCGGTAATAAAATCTCACTCTTCTTTTTTGTCTTGGTTCTGATAACATATTTGTCTAAAGTTGGGGTCTCTATTTTTATAGAACGCATCATACATAGATCAGCATCTATACTACTTGCTAAATTGGCAGAACAGTCAGCCACTTGCATGGGATCTGTTTTATCTGCAGGTGAGTCAAGCCCTGCATACTCGGCTTGTATTATATCGGAATTGTCAATAGTCTTAAAATAATTGACCGCGGCATTTACAAAATTATCGTATGCATACTTCACATCAGGGAATAGATTTTCCGGTGAATTCTTATTAATCATTTCCTTAAATAGATTCAGAGTTCGCTTGCGATAAAACCGCTGCTCCTCTTTGTTTAATTGTTTTGCCCGTTTGCCACGGACCTGGCTATTATATAATTCTTTGTTTAATAGACAATCGAGTGTCACCTGATTTACAAAGGCGTCTGACATACAATTCGTTCGTATAATAATTTGATGGTTTTTCCTCACTAATAAACGTGTATAAGCAAAATATACGTTTATCATCGTCGCTATAGTATAATTAATACGATTAACATTTCTGTTTTGTCATATCGCGCACCTGACACCGGGTGTTATTATAAAACAACCCATAGCCAACGGTATTTGTACTTGGGTTCGGGTTAAATTCTTGAAAGCTTTCACTGCGGAACAATAGCTCGTGCGGATTTGGTTGCGTTTTTGTTTTGAAATCGTACTTGTACAAATCACTTGTGCTGTTGGGGACGTAGACAGATTGACTGCACTTTTGAAGCGCGTACACTTGGTTTCTTAATTCGGACTCAGTGTTGATGCTTGATGCGAACCCCGACCACGGCGACGTTGTGTTTCCTGGGTTGAAGGTCTTGTGAACATTATATGTGGGCATCTGCTCCATCGGAACATTGATCGGCTTTCTTGGATCAACGATTGGAAAATACGAATATTTTGTCAACACTGGTCGAACATCTAAATATGGTTGTAACATTTGCGAGGGAATATTTCTATCATAAATTCTACTATTAGTTTCTTTGCGTATTTGCGAACTGCACAATTTACTTTGTTCATAAGAATTGTCCATTGATATAAATAGGGTATATTATTATTTCATTCAAAACATATAATCATCTAAATTATATAAAGATTCCCTGCTATGTCTACGTAGAACTCAGATGTGTGGTATTTTTGCTCTTCTCAATAGTATCAATGCGTCTTGGGAAACTCAATATCGTGAATTCATGAAGGGCCAAGGCCGCGGACCAGAATTTTCTAAATTAGATACCAGTTATACCGGAATGACACTCGGGTTTCATAGGTTGGCGATTAACGGGCTAAATGAAGCGTCTAACCAACCCCTTGTTATTAACGATGTAGTATTAATATGCAATGGCGAAATCTACAATTATAGACAGTTGTATAAGGATATGGGAGTAGAACCTACCACTGGTTCGGATTGCGAGGTCATTATTCATCTATATCTTAAATACGGCATAGAACAAACCCTGCTTATGTTAGACGGAGAGTATGCGTTTGTATTATATGACAATCG